AAAAAGATGTCAAGAGGGCAAACTGCTTTAACATCAATAATGCAAAAGCTATTACCTGGAGAAAGCATAATCAACGAACACCATATCGGTGACAAATTAAAACTAGATGTATATTGTCCCAAGTATGCCCTTGCTGCAGAGTATCATGGTAGGCAGCATTTTTATTACACCAGTAGATTTTATGAATCAAAGTATGATTTTGATCAAGCCATTATAAGAGACTCTAAGAAAGCTGAATGGTGCAAAGATAACGGTATAGCTTTAGTTGTTTTTAGGTACAACGATAGCCTGACAGAACAGTCAGTATTTGATAGAATGTTAGATGCAATAAGAAGTAATCCTATGGTTGAAAAACCAAAAAAGAAAAAAAGTCTAACTGACAGCGAAGCTTATAAGGTTGGCAAAAAAATACAGTCAGACAGAAGAAAACAAGCCTATAGGGCTTTTAAGGAAAAGAAAAAAAATGACAGAGGATCAGGAAAATAATACTACGCTTCCAGTTGAGTATCAGGTATTTGCCCTATCCTTAAGAGAGAAAGACGCCATATCGTATTTCTCAACTAATCTTCCAGAAGATATAGTTGGCTCCATACATGGAGAAAAAGGTATAAATGAATTTTATAAAGCCCTCCTGTCATTTCATAATGCTACACAATTAAATGTAGTAGAACCAATAGCATTCAAGTCTTGGTTAGAGTCAGAAACTGACATTCACGAGGCTCTAGGTGGTGGTGCCGGCGTAAGTGTAATGATCGACATACTAATGGGTATGGAGGTTTCTAACCCAGAAGCTATAGCTGAGATCATTAAACACAAAGCTAGAAAACGCAAACAGATAAACTACTTGCAAGAACTGCAGATAATACTAAATCAAAAAGGGCAAAAGACACCAGAAGATTCAGATAGAATTGAAAAGCTTACTTCTCAAATACGTGAACTAGAAAATCAAATCCACTATAATCCTTTAGATAAAGTAACCACAGGCCAAGACATGCTGTCTAGAGTCGATTCACTACTAGATATACCCGACTTCTTGCCCACACAATTTAAAGCTCTAAATAGAGCTATGGGGTACACTGACGAAGGTGGGTTCTTTAAGGGGGCTATACACGCAGTCATCGCTGCCTCCGGAAAAGGTAAGAGCACCTTTGCTAAATGCCTAGCGAACAATTGGCTAGACAATGGATATAGGGTCCTCTATATAAACTTTGAGGAAGCTCTTGGTCACTGGGAGAGAATTCTCATGACTCAAATAATAGAGCAGAATGTTTATTCTGAAGCCCACAAGTGGAGCCCAGAGGAAAAACAAATGTACATGGATAAGTTTAAAAACAAACTTGCCGAGTGGGGTGACAGACTTATGGTCAGACACGATCCGGACACACCTTATTTTGAAGACCTAGAATTATGGTTAAGAGATATCATCGGCCATAATCAAAACATGCCAGACGTAGTTATAATTGATACCATTCAATCGATGTTCACTAGGGGGGCAGGTAAGGGCAAGCCTAGATGGGGTGAGTTTGAAGAGATGATGGTTCGTCTTGAGAAGTTGGCTAGAGATATGAATTGCGCAATGATCATAACAGCTCAAGAGAATGCTAACAGAATGAAAGAAAAAAGAGAAGTTGTACAACAATCTGATACTGGTGGATCTTTAGCTATCCAACAAAAGTGTGCCGTAACAATTTTTATAACAGAAAAGCGTTTAGCTACTGATGACGAAACTGCTGATGAAAATGTCATGCAGCTTCAGATACCAAAAAATAGAATAACTGGTTCAACATTTAGCTATGATCCACCATTGGTTAAGTATGTAGATCATAAAAAAAAGTATGAAGAATATGATCCAATTACAGATGAGTCCTATGAGTCTTCATCTTCAATATTGGATGACCTATTAAACGATAAGGATTTTCACTAATGTCATCAGTGACCGTAAGCGGCATCAAAGATTTTCAAATGTGCGAGAGACTCTATGATTATAGATATGTAGAGTTATATCCAGAGAAAGTATATTCAAGAGATTTGTATACTAATAAGTTTGAAAACACTATTAAGAATATAATATATTTTTTCTTTTTTAAAAAACAAGGGGGAATAATACCATCTTACTCTGCTCTATTAAATAGATGGGAAAAAATGTGGTTCCCTAAAGAGACTACATCTTATGATATTATTACCGAACAACATGAGACAGCCTATGGCAATTTAGCTAGCCTAACTTCTAAAGCTGCAGGAATACTTTTGTCTTTCTATGATCAGTACTCTGACGCTGAGTTGATTCCCATGGGCATTGCAGAAGAGTATAGTGTTCCTGGTAAACATAAGTTAAATATAGAAGATAAGTTTGATCTTTTGTTGTATAAAAATGGAGAATTTTTAATAACTAAAATCTTATTTAATTACAAAAATTCAAACAAACATTTATACCACATAGACTTTTGCGCAATGCAAAAAGGTTTTGAGAACAGACACCCTACTAGAATTTCTAAAGCTAAATTTGGATACATAGATATTATGTCGCCAAATATTAACTTTAATGAATACATAATTACCGAAGAAGATGTAAAAAGCTTTGAGTATTGGTTTGATAAAATAGCTACCACTGAAATTTTTGCACCGAAGAGAAACTTAATACCCTACTGTAAGAAATGCCCATTCGATAAACCCTGTTCAAAGTGGACAGGCTGGACAAGCGAGACAACAAAATGACAAAATCAATTTTAGATGATATTTTAGTTCAGAGAAGTGAACCTTCTTCATTTAAAGGAGAAAACTTAATACTTGAACCCCTGATAGAAGAAATAGAACTTATATCTGATGATTCCATTAGATCTTTTGTTAGAGCGATACTATTAAAAGCTGATCACTTTTGGAATATCCCTTCTAGTTTTTCTGGAAAGTATCATCCAGCAGATGAACATGGCCAAGGAGGAAATGTCTTACATACAAAAAGAGTTGTAAGAATTGCAAATGTTATGGGTGACTCATATACCCTTTCAACTGAAGAGCGAGACATCGTTTTAGCTGCTTGCTTGTTGCATGACGTTTGCAAAGGTGTTCAAGATAAAGATGATGATGCTTGTAGGTATGATCCAATGCATCCCTACACTGTGGGCAAGCTCGTGGAGAAGTGCCAAAAAGAAGACAAGAATTTTGCCAATGAGTCAATGTCATCTACCCTATTTGTTTCTGAAGAAACTGTTCATTCTATATTAAGATTAGTTAGATGTCACCTAGGCCCATGGTCACCAATACCTGAAACTTTTCCAATTACATATTTAGATTATATAGTTCACCTATCTGATAATATAGCTTCAAAATTACACACGGTTATCGAAGACAGCGAGTTGATTAATCCACAATGGAAAAAGAAGAACGTTTAAGTAAAAGACATTATCTTATATCCAACTTGGAAAAGATAATAGAAGATTCTATTTATTTTAGAAATTACAATAAGTATATGAATCAAAAAACTAAGATAGAACTTGGCCCCATAAGTAAAGAAGTCATAAAGGCAAAGATTAAATGATAATTCCATCAGACCAAGACAAGTATCTGTACAAGTGGAGACTTGTTGAGACGGCAGCCTATGTTAAGTCTTTGTCTAGGGTAATTAGACACAAAGAAGACGGCAATACAAAGTTTATAGACATTAAAGATGTAGATTCATTTAGATCTCAATATGGTAATACCGGCCTATATACTTCTATTTGGCACTATGACACAATAGACCTAGAAAACGCTATACGTCTTGGTTCACTATACTTTGACATAGACAACGCTGATGAGTCTGTTGCCCTAACAGAATGTAGGGCTCTATACGGGTACCTATCATCTTACGTTCCAGACGAGTCTATAGTTGTTTATTTTACGGGTAAAAAAGGTTTCCACATAGAGTGTGAAGCTATTTGCCTAGGCATTAATCCTAGTAACTCTTTACCTAAAACATTTAGATACATTGCAACTAGGCTTAAGAAAGAATTAGACTTATCTAGTTTAGACTTTGCCGTCTATGATCAAAGAAGAATGTGGCGCCTTGCAGGCTCAAGACATCAAGACACAGGCTTATACAAAAACAGAATATCTAAAGATCTTTTATTCTCTGATATAGAAAATATAAGGGACTACTGTAAGGAACAAAAAGATAATACAGTAACTGAACCACAGTTCAATGCAAAAGCAAACGAGTGGTATAGGCAGTTTACTTATGATATGACAACAGAAATAAATAAGCCTGAAGATTTTCTTGCTCACTTTAACAAACATGGTTCTGCAGCATTTAAAGACGTAGCAGACTCTGATAAAATATTTACACCAGAATTGCTGGTGTCCAACTGTACTGCAATAGCAAGAATAATACAGGAAGCTAAAGACAAAAAACACCTTGACCATGAGTCAAGATTATTTCTTTGTTCAATATTGACTTTTAATGAAGACTCTATTAAATTTTTACACAGCATATTAAATATGTGCAGTGACTACAACATTGAAAAGTCAACAGCGCACATTAACGACTGGATTAAAAGAAGACAGATAGGTATAGGTGGCAGACCATTTAGTTGCGAGAGAGCAAACTCTGTAGGCGTTGGTTGTGGTGACTGTGAGCTGGAGGCTAAGAAGAAATGGATTAAGGTTGGCAATAAATATGTAGAAAGCGAAGAAACTTCTTCTCCATCTCCTATTAGATTCGCCTATAGAAATATCAGAAAGGAAAACAATGCCTGACAGAATTGAAAATGAAGACGATGTTATTGGAGTGTGTTCAGAGTGTAGGTCGGACCAACCAATGAAGTACATGTATGGCAACCCATTTGCCCAAGCTGGCAAACAGATTCCCTGTAAGTATTGCGGTGGCATAGTAATAATAACTTATAGGGAGAGAAGAGATCACTCTCTTGATGACAACGATAGAGGTAGGGGCCTTTAATGAAGAATTGGACTAACCTTCATAATCACACCGTCTTTTCAATGCTGGACGGTCATGGTGACATAGAAGAATATTTAACAAGAGCTAAGTCATTAGGTATGAGTGGCTTAGCTACAACTGACCATGGCAATATACATTCCTGGTTAGACTTTTATGATGCAGGAAAGTCTATTGGCGTTAAACCAATTCTTGGTTCTGAATTTTATCAAGCAAGAAAAACACGATTTGATAAAGATGAAGAGGAAAGATCTGGTCCAGCTAAAAATGAGTGGGAACAAAGAGGTCCTTACCATATAACAATTCTTGCAAAAAATAACATTGGTTATCATAACATAATTAAAATGTCCTCTATGTCATTCTTGCAGGGATACTATGGTAAACCTAGAATTGACCACGAACTAATCGCTGAGTACAGCGAAGGAATAATTGTTTTATCTGGATGTCTAAACGGAGAAGTCTCTCAGGCATTACTTCGTAATGACTATGATTTTGCGCTCAAAGCTGCTAAAAAAATGCAGGACATTGTAGGCAAAGAGAATTACTTTATAGAAGTTCAGGACCATGGTCTTACTGAACAAAGAAAAATATCTGATCAGCTCATAGAAATTGCTGGAAAAATAGGCGCTAAGATTGTCCCCACTGGTGACTGCCATTATGTACATCAGGCTGATGCACACGCACATGACATTATGTTATGCGTTGCTACTAACTCTAATATTAATACTCCAGATAGATTTTCTTTTTCTGGAGATGAGTTTTATCTTCAGTCTTACGAAGATATGCGTAGAACATTTTCTGACCAATGGCTAAGCAATACTATGCATGTCAATGACATGATAGATGTAGATCTAAACTTTGGCGAAATACACTTCCCCAATTTTCCAGTTCCTACACAGGAACCATCAG